ACAAGCGCCGAACAAATACAGCTCAGGGAAATTGTCAAGAATGTTATTAGTTGAGACGCTAGAGGACAAAGGGGTGAGCGCTTGGTAGTAGTTGATTCCAAGGGTGTAGGACCCGTCAGGTGTAGGAGCAATTTTTAAATCCTCGCCGATGATTGAGTAAGCGCGGGGAGCGCCACTGGTGTAAGTTCCGTACTCTCGGCTCAGCGATTCAGGCGACATATAGGCAAGAGCGTAGCTGTTACTAGAACTGTCGTAGACAATATTACGTAGCTCAAGCATATCTGTCGGAACATTATAGAACGCCGTGCCAGAGATGGTTGTGGTGTTGGCACGTATCATGTTAGCACGAGCACGTACGTCTCGGTCTAACCTGCGTTCGGTCAACGTTATAAAATCAGGAATAACCGCATCCAGATCGGTGCGGTTCAAATAGTTAGCAATGCTTGTCTTTAATTGGTCGTAGGTAGACAGAGCCATTAGATATTGCTTTCGTGTGTCCTAAGCCACCTGTACGACGGATCGTTAAGAAGCTGCTTAACCTTTGGCATGTGATCTTTGTTAAAGACATCCACGCCTAGTTCTCTTTTCCACTTTTCGATTACGACCAGCGGAATACTAGCGACCTTACGCATCCCAGAGTTATTCTGCGGACCATACATCGAGTCGCCGTTAAGTTCTTTCTTATTGAGTTCCAGCAGGGGTTCAACGTCCTGCACACGATTGACAACAACGCTGTCTGTTTCGTGATCGTACTTGGCTTTTGTTTTAATAGGGGAATCCATGTTAACCTCTAATTGGGGAGAGCCACTAGGACCCTCCCCGTTTTAGACTTACGACAAGTCGTATACAGCGCCGAGAGCTTTCTCGTTCTTAACAACGAGTGTGTACTCAGCGATGATTGCGCGTTGCTCACCGTCAGAAGTTGAAGCAACCTCTTTCTGGAAGAACGGACGGAGGTATGCGACACCGTAGTATTCTGGGTCGAGCAACCATACGTCGCTAGCGCGCTGGAAGCGGTTAGGTACAACTGCCATCTCACCGAAGTCAGAGACGTATACGTCCATGCCACCGATGATGCGCTGGTCAGCAGCGTCGATACGGTTGGAAGCTCCACCAGAAGCACCGACACCGACAAAGCTAGAGAAGGTCTGCTTTTTAGCAGGTGACATCATCAAGTATTTGATGTTTGCACCTTCGTCATATGCAGACAAGATCGCAGCTTTGAGCTGTGTCTCGGTGAAGGAACGAGCAGTTCCGTCTGTACGAGCAGTACCGTTACCACCGGCAGTTGCGTCAGCAGCTTCGTCTACGTTGGTAGCAACCCACGCAGAAAGCGAACCAAGCTTACGAACCGTGCTGTCTGCTGACATAGCGGTCTTGCTTTGGTTAGCACCTACAAGAGATGTTTCCATATCGCGCTTAAGCTCAGCTGAACGCTTGGTCATCTGGTAAGCAAGCTCTTCGCGACGACCAGCCTTAGATACTGCGTCGAGAGTACCAGAGACGAGCGTGGTTTTCAGAGCGATCTGACAGATGTTGCCAAGGCGGGTAGTTGCCGCTGGCTCAGCAGCTGTCAGCGTTGCACCTTCCTCGTGGAAGTTGCTAGCGCTAGCGGCTGCAAGTGCATCTGTTTGCCACTCGTGATTTACAGCAATTGCGTCCATACGACCACCCATAGACATAAATGGTGTATCCGTTGGCGAGATGTCGTAGATCACATTTTCCAAATCCTCCCGGAGACCCGCAGAGGAGTAGGTTACATATACTCCAGTTGGTTGTGCCATTAGTTTAGTTCCTTATAAGTTTAAGAGATTAAGTCCAGAAAAACACTAGTGGCATCTCGCGTACTACCGGTCTTAGCCAGTCTCTCTCTGCGCTGTTGCGAAGCTTTCTTGCTACGCTGAGTTTTAGACTCAGGAGTTCCTGACTTAACAACCTTAGGCACAGGCTTTGAAGATTTGGCCTTACGTACTGTACCCTGAGCCGCACGATCTTGGAGCATTGCTTTATGCAATACTAAGACTACACGGTGATCAGAGATCGAGTCTAAGTCCTGCTGCGAGAAACCAAGAGATAACCCGTAGTCTCGCAACTCATTTTTCAGGTTAGAGCTGGGATCAGCATAAGAGGGTAGTGCTTCTTTGAGCTTTGTAAACTCTGTCTGCATTATCTCCGACAATTGCTGTTGAACTCGTTGCTGCTGTTCGGCTGCAACTCGTTGCTGCTCTTGTTGCACACGGACAATTTTGTCCCGTGCTTCCTGAAACTCCAGACGTTTTTCCATGTATTCCATGGGGTCGTCTTCTTTGAGAGTTTTCCAGTCGATGTTCTCGTACTGTGCCAGCTCATTCTTTTGCTGCGCTGCCATCATCTGGAGAGCTTGACTGTATTGCTCACGTTCCGACGTAATTGCCTGGAGGTTAGCTTCGTAAGCCTTGCGCTGTTCTGCAAGTGCCTGAGACTTACGGGTGTAGTCCGCTTGTCTCTGATAGCCGTTCCGAAGTTCGTCCAGACTGACCTCTTGCTCTTCACCGTCAACTTTGACGTAGTAGCGCGGGGTTTCCGGTTGTTCCTCTTCTTCGTCTACCTCGTAGTCACCGTCGTCCTCGACATACTCTTCTGCGTCATCAGCTTCAGCTTCAAGCTCTGACCCAAATTCGTACTCTTCTAGTTCAACGGGTTCTTCGATAGTTTGTTCTGGATTAGTGCTCTCGTCACTTCCGAACATGACATCGAACATGCTAAGCTGTGGCTTTGCGACTTCCGCGTCCTGCGGATTGGTCTGTGCCGTGCTCATCTTTGATTCCTCATTTCTCGTAGTTTTCAATTTTGTCGTTGTGTACGAAAGCGTTTAGTTGTTCTGTTATAGAGCGTAACGCTTGTAGTCGTAGCCAACATAGTTCGCGTTGATTAGGATCTTCGCTGCTTTTCCATTCTGCTGTTAAACCGTCTTCTAAGCTCTTGATGGTTTCTTCAAAGACAGGGTTACTAAGTACAACAGACGCCTGTGCAGCAAGTTCTTTTATGTTCATGGTTAGCAGCGGTTTCCTAAGTTGCCCTTCTTACCGCCGCCTTTTTTCTTACCGTATCCCATATGTTTCTCCTTTACCATTTTTTACAGCTCCAATAGCGGGCTGTAAGTTTACTAGGGGGATTAGTGTCGCACTTGTGCCTAGCTCTGAAGCTACGCCTACGAGCCGGTTGATCCTTCTTGATAGTCATATTAGGATCACCGAACCTGATAAGACGAACCTTGTCGCCTTGCTTAGCCAGTACTGCAAACTTCTTTGACTTACCGGACGTACGCTTAGGCTTATTGTAGCCAGAAAACTTCTCGCCTCGGTAGTTAATCATTTGAGTTTTTCCTTAATAAATTCAACGTCTTTTTTCAGGGCTTCTGTCTCTCTGTGTCTACGTTCCAGGACATCGGGGGTCATCATGGAGACAATCACCGACATTTTCTGGCTTAGCATCTCGGTGTCTACGTCTTTTTTATCCAAGCGTTGATCTAGTTTTTTGACAGAAGACCATAGACTGCGTAGTTCTTCTAGAATATTCTTTAGTTGGTATTTAGCGACAGCGCTAGCGCCTACGATAGACGCAGCCAAGCCACCAAGCGTAATCAGGAATTTTACGTCTAGTTCCATTCACGACTAAGTCTTAATCAAAAAGTTCATGGGAATGTATTTAATCACATCTGTACCAGTCGTTGCCTGTGCATTACCAGACGAACCAAGCGTAAAACCAGTACCGACACCTACGGGGAAATATGTACGGAAGTCTGGTACTTTAAAGTCTGAACCGGAATAGCCAAAGGTTGTACCTATTACAGTGTACAGATCAGAGTACGTTGAAGAACTGTACGCAGTACCGTCACATAAGAGCCAATCGTTTACACCGCTGATCGTCTGTGTTATAGGCGGTGCAGTAGACGACCACATAATTACCATACCAGTTTGGAAACCAAGTTTGTTCAGCTGTGCTGCCGTGGGTCTGGCAGGGTCGGTTCCAAGGTTAGGAAACTGCGACTGCAGGACACTCTTAATCAGCCGTAGGTGATCGTCACCTTCGGAGATATTGTCACTTGCTGCAGGTTGTGCTGTATTTAGCTGACTAATATACGTAGCAGATTCTACGGTCATGCTTTTCTCCCAGAGCTTCTAGCTCTAGTTTTGTTTATTTTAACACGGGCGAAGTAAGTTGTCAAGGTTTAGTAGGCCAATTTACCTCATTGGGAAACCCTGACTGTTGTGGTACATTGAGCAGAGCTGTACGGTAGTCTGACCATTGTTGTTGCTCTGTTGAAGACAGCTCTGCCCAGCGGAGCGGATTTGTTACAATGGGGTCTACTTCTGATGTTAATAAAAGATCTCTTAGTATACATGCGTCAGAAGATTTTTGCTCGTTTGATCTATGATCAACCTGGCTAGTTACACCGTCGATGATTGTATTGTGCATAGAGTTGATAGCGTTTTGCCATACTTCTTCAGACACTTGTACGTTAGGACTAGGTATACTTGTATGGATTTCGTCATCGTACCAGCCTAGGATTTGACCGTTGCTATCTATATGTGCATGTTTCATTATTTTCTCCTAGTAGCCGATTGCTATAAATGTTCTTTGAGAAATACTTGAAGCAAAAAAACAGTCAAAACCAGAGGTTGTAATACTATTTGCGGTCATATATACTGGACTAAAACTACCAGTATATGTTGTATTAATCATCCCAACATTGACCTGTAAAACAGCAGTGGGAAACGTTATAGGAAACGGAACTGTACGGTATCCTGAAGTTGTAAAAGTAGCGCTACCCCACATAATATAAAGACCGTTAGGTAACTTAACGTAACCGCTAGAAGAAAGATCTAGCAAATCGTTACCGTTGTGCCAAATTGTTCCGTCGACGCCGTCTAGCTTGTCGAACTCGGTGGCGGTAACACCTGTATCGTACAGGCTCTTGGCGTAGTTTAGGTCTGTAGCATCACCGGTAAAACCGTCGAGCTTGTTAATCTCTGTGGCTGTGGCTGTGACTCCGGTTAGATTAGTTGGGCCAATACTGATGTTAGCAGTTCCGTCGAAGCTTTGACCAGCTATGGTTCTTGCCGTCTGTAGTCTGGTTGCTGTACCGGCGTTGCCCGTGACATCACCAGTGACGTTACCAGTTACGTTACCATTAACTGTTCCGGTGTAGCCACTACTAGCAGTTAAAGTCGTAAATGCGCCTGTACTGCGCGAACTTGCTCCTATTGAAGTATTGTCTATTGCGCCACCGTTGATATCTACGGTGCTTAGCGTTGAAGTACCTGTTGCCGTTAACGTGGTAAACGCGCCTGTGCTTTTTATACTTGATCCAATAGTGGTACCGTCGATTGCACCACCGTTGATATCTACGGTGCTCAGTGTAGAAGTACCAGTAGCAGAAAGAGTTGTTGTACCTACGCTAGACACACCGCTTATAGATCCACCGGTCACAGAAATACTGTTTGAGTTCTGCGTAGCTATGGAACCTAGACCAATGTTGCTTCTGGCCTCACTTGCTGTGATACCGCCTGTACCACCTTTGCTCACGGGTACTGTACCTAGCGTAAGCACTACTGAACCAGTAGAGGCATTGACGGACAAAGGTGAGCTAGTGGCAAAAGACGTAACGCCAGCAATAGCAGATACAAAAGCGTCCTTGCGGATCTTGTACGTTTTGTCCTGACTAACATCTACAATAGCTAGAACGTCATCGTCAGCAACGGTGATCGAGCTGATCTCGTCAAGATCTGTAATTTTTTTGTTGCTAGCCACTAGCTACCTCCTTCATGTTATTCGGTACCTTCTAAAGCTGCTTTGAGCATGTTATAGAAAGCTGTTCGACCTACGTTTAGCTGGTCTAGGTTAAACCTTGCGCTGGCTATCTTTCGGTCTAGATCTGCAATATGGTTGACCATTGCTTGATGTTCTGGCGCAAGGGTTTCGAAATCATACTCGTAATCATCTATAGTAATGGGGGTCTTTTTATCTTTTCCCATTTTTAGCTCCTATTGTGCGGCGGTTAAGAAACCCACGGAGTGCCGCTTCCCTCCGTTGGATTTTGTTGTGCTGCAAGTTGTGCAGCTACACTGTCTTGAATAGCTGTAACTTGCTCTGCACCTAAAGCGTCAAAGGCCCATTGTAGAGCTTCCGCTTCAGTGATGTCGGCATAAGGCGTAAAGCTGGATAAGTCGTCTGTTGGAACGCTTACTGTGCCATATGCACGACCTTGATTGCCGTTATCGTCACTATCTATACATTGCCAATGCAAGCGATTAACGACGTTGGTTTCTCCGCCTTCTGATAGCAGATATTCGGTGTTTACGATTGACCATGTGGTTGACATTGTTTTTCCTTTATTCGTTAGCAGCTATCGCAGCATTGGCAGCGGTCATGTCTTCAGTTGTCCAGAAGTCCTTTGCCACCATGATTTTCAGGTGATCGACGTTGCGCTGTACGCAATCTTCCCACTCTGCATCGTCCATGTCTTCTGGTTGTCCAGCGTTTAGGAGATCAACACTGTGGCCCATCGCTGTATAATGCTGTGCGATTTCTTCCGCAGTTGGTGTATCAGTCATGTCTTTCTCTTTTTCTGACTAATGTTAGATTTTGTCTGGTCTTTTCGTCGGCTCGACAATAACTTTACCGTTTTCATCAGTCCAATCCGTGTCATACATATGTTGGTCTTTTCTTTCACCAATAACCATCCAAGAAATAGTATCTGTGCAGTCACTCTCTTGAGCGTTTATTGTTAATATGTTTCCAGAAACAGAACCTTTTACGGCAGTCCAACCTGTTTCATTTGATGTAAAACATTGAACTTCTCTGTTTAACGCTGCAAAGGTTCCTTCTGTCATTCCTGCAACGGTATCAATATTTACTGTCGCACTTCCCGCAACTAAATCTACTTTACCACGATATAAGTTATCTGCTTGCGGAGCCTCTAAGAACGAGTGAACCAAGTCATTTGTTTCTCTTTTTGCTTCAAGAGGATGTGGTATTCTAAATGATCCAGAACCTTTAGAAAGTGCGCCACGAATTGTTACATTACCATTATCAGCAATGACCATATTATTGAAGGAGTTTGCACTATCATTAAATCTATATCCTGTACTTGCTGTACTTATAAAATAAGCACCATTACCGTCTAGCTGCCAAACTCCGGGAAAAAAGGCTTTTCCGCTGCCATCAATCCTATACCGCCAATTACCATCGCCATCCGACAGCACGATGTTGTTGCTGGATGTGCGGATGTCTAGGCCGCCTTGGTTGCCGGTGTAGCGGCCTATGATGGTGTTCTTGGAGCCTGTGGTTATAGATGATCCTGCACCATATCCTATCGCAGTGTTATCTGTCGCTCCAGATGTTGAAGAAATTGCACCCCAACCAACTCCAGTATTGCCTGTGCCAGTTGTGTTTGTAATGCCTGTTTGACTGCCAACAAAAGTGTTATAGCTGCCCGTTGTATTTGTGCCAGCTTTATACCCTAAAAAAGTTAACTCAGTGCCAGTAATATTCGCATACCCAGCCTGATAACCAACAGCCGTGTTGTTACTTGCGGTGGTGTTGGAGTAGAGGGCATTTACACCAATGCCAGTGTTGTAGTTGCCCGTGGTGTTGCTACGAACAGAGGCATTGCCGTATGCAGTATTAAAAGCACCAGCCGTGTTGGATAGCAAGGCAACAACACCAGTGGCGTTATTTTCATAGCCAGTAGTATTGTTATATAGAGCCTGATAGCCAATGGCTATATTGTTATATCCAGTAGTATTGCTATACCCTGCTTGATAACCAACCGCCGTGTTGTTGCTGGCGGTATTAGAGTTTAACGCTTGTTTACCAACACCGACATTGCCCGTGCCTTGCTCAATCTCAATACCGCCAGAGAGGTAGAGGTCTTTGAAGCGGGTAAACTGGTCGCCCAAATTTATAGCATTGTCTCTAGCTACACCGCTACCTGATGGAACAATGGTATCAGTGTCGTTGACAAAATAAAGGCCAGTATCTCCACTCTCAACTAGCAGCCTACCTGCAATCGTGCTGATACTCCCCACAGTGGTGTTGTCTTTGCGAAACACTGCAATGTCGCCGTCTGTACTTTTTCTGTTAAAAAAGTGGCTATTAGTCGAAGATGCGTAAAGCTGACCATTAGAGGCTATATAAGCACCAGTTCCAATACCAACTGCTGAAGTTGAAGTTTGTCCAACAATCAAGTTACCGCTGCTGTCGACGCGCATGCGTTCTGAAGAATTAGATACAAACTTGAATGGATTCGATCCGCTAATAGTAAAGTTAAACCCACCGCTTAACGATCGGAATGTACTCTCCGTTCCACCAGAAGAATACCAATCTGCAACAGTTGTGCCATCATCCTTAAGCTGTATCCAACCTGAGGTGGTGCCGTTTATGGCGAGTGCAGTGTATCCACCAGAGGTGTCTGGCGACGCCGTACCAATGCCAACATTACCACTGCTGTCGATGCGCATGGCTTCTGAGCCTGCGGTGCTAAAAGTAGTGTAGTTAGAAACCGCATTGATCTGCATGTACTCAGTCAGAGTTGTATCAGAGTTACCTTTTTTAAGTTTGATAGACAGTGTGCCAGTTCTGTGGTCTGCGCCGTTACCAACGCTTTCAAACGAAATAAGTTCTCTTGTACCTAACCAAGATGCAGTATTCTCTGAATTAAGCGTAATTGAACTTCCAAGCGTAGCGGTACTTGATAGGTATGTTGGATCAGACACGGACAATTTACCCGTAGGCGAACTCGTCCCAATGCCAACCCGATTATTCGCGCTATCCACATACAGCGTGTTAGTGTCCACAGTCAGCCCATCGCTGGTCAAAGTCCCCGTGATGTCTACGCCTGTAGCGGTGGTGGCGAGTTTTTGGGCGTTGTCGTAGTAAAGATCAACAGAACCATCTACGTTAGCAACAAGCATATTCTCGCTTGTTCCCTTATTAAGCTGTATGTTGGTTCCGTTAGTCTGTAGAAATAAAACACCAGTGCCTTGTTCGTCAATTCTACTATGCGACCCATCATGATAAATCTGTAGGTCAGACCCAGCGCCAAAGACGGCTTTGTTGTTATCGCCAAAGGTAATATAGGAACCTGAATTTACATTGATGTCGTAACCGCCGGTTGTGTTACCATTAGCTAAGACACCGGATAGTGTAGCAGCTCCACCACCACCGCCGCCTGTGTTGTCTTCAGCTTGCCAGCGACTATTAACACTATCCCAAACTAAAATCTGTCCATCAGACGGAGCCATTAACGAATACACGTCTGATAGATTTTTAATGCTTTGACCGGTAATGTTTGAAAGCTTGGTGTCTAATTGTGTTTGAATGTTGCTTGTAACACCGTCAACGTAGTTAAGTTCAGCAGCAGTAGCTGTAATCGCTGTGCTACCTATGCTCAGGGTTGTTACGTCAAGATTAGAAAATGTAGACGACCCTGTGGACGTTACGTTACCTGTAAGATTACCAGTTACATCACCTGTAAGATCTCCGGTAAACCCACTAGCCGTAGCTGTACCTGTTACGGAGATACCGGTACTAGTAGTAGCAAGTTTGGCTGCGTTGTCGTAGTAAAGACTTGCTGCTCCATTTGTAGTAAATATTGCTTTATTTTCAGCTAATGTTGAATCGGTGATATATACATTAGCATCCCCCGCTAAATATAAATTACCGCTGCCTACGTCTTTTATTACTGATTGTGCACCACTGTGATAAATCTCTAGGTCAGACCCTGCGCCAAAAATGGCTTTATCATTGTCGCCAAAGGTCATATCACCGGAGGATACAAACGAGGCGGCTGTAATAGTCGTACCTGTAACGGCTGCTGGTGTAGTACCTCCGATAACTGTACCGTCTATTGTACCACCGTTGATATCGACTGTAGGAAAAGCTGAACCAAGAAGTTTACTTCTGGTTATTTTTTTAGACACACCTTCGGATACATCAACAATGACAAGCTCGTCGGTGTCGTCTACGTCAGCGCTAATAAGCTGGGGTAGTTGTGATATTTTTACACCGTCTACCATTGTTTATGCCTCCAACCAATCAATATAAATATTCGCAGTTCCAGCGTCAGCTATGGCTGCGATTTTCTCACCGTCGCCTGCACCCGGGGAGCTGTCAGGTCTTACTAAAAAATGCTCCGAATCTCCGTTGTGCATAAACGAAGAAGTACCATCGGTAGTAGCCGTAGGGTTTAAACCTACTTTAACAAAGTTCTGCGGAGAACCGGATGTACCGTGTGCGCGTATCTGTGCAATGCTAGCGCCAAAGGGACACGTACCAGACTGTGCGTTCGTAGTGCTAATGGCGATGCGTTCGCTGCTAACAACACGGTGAGCAAAGGGATGTTGTCTAGCCATCCGCTCAGCCTTCCAGCCAAGTCACGTTTACCGTAGCTGTACCGATAGAAGCTATTTTCTCGCCGTCTGAGCCACCTACTGAGCTGGCGGGTACTACTACGAAGTACGCGGGAGCACCGGCCTCTACGAGCGTCCCAGCGGCTGTAGCGGTGGGATTTACGCCGATGACTATGTTTACGCTAGCCGAGGTAGCTATGCGAGCTACACGCGCTCCGAACGGAGCTGTGCCGCTCTGCGCCGAGGTGCCGGTTGATGTAATGTTTTCGCTGGATATGATCCGCGAAGCAAGTGTGTTCTGCATGATTTAAGCCCTTACGTTTTCGCCAGAGGTCATTTCGTAGCCAAGCTCTATGCCCTTGAGCTTGAGTTCTTCGCGCTTGATCTGT